GTTGTATAGTTTGAATCCACATTCGCAAAGGTATGATTTGTATAGTATGGTCACAGGTCTTTTTCTAACAGGATTAGGAATCTATTTCTTCATGAAGGGGAAAAAAAGAGAAGAAGCAAAGGAGAAAAATAACTAATGGAAATCACGAAAAAATTAAATATTCCAGCATCGTTTTTTTACGATAAAGTTATGGACTCTGTCCTTTTCGATGTACGTAAAGCGACCGGCAAATCAGTAACTAGAAAACAGCTGAAAAATTTGGAGTACGTCAAACAATTCTCGCAAAATAACCGGGCTCGCATAAAAATCGAAGAAGTCATTGAAAACCAGTCTTATAAGTTTCGTACATCGACAACGAAGAATGAATTCGTCGTTCATTATCAAATCAAACCATTGGACGATTCGACCTGTGAGGTTCATTACACAGAAAAAATGGAGTCTTATGGCATGCTTCAAAAGTTGAATGATATGCTTTTAGGAACAATCTTGATGTATTTTAAACGGAGACGTTTCAAAAAAATGCTAGATATGATCGAAGCAACGTATTAAATCAATGAAACATGGTACTATTTAGTTATTGAAAAATGAAGTAAGCTAGAAGGAATTTTTCATAGGAAGATAGATCTTTCCTGCGAATCCTCACTAGCTTTTTTGTAGGAAGGGGCAGCAAAATGACAAACAAAGTAAGAGAGCTAGGTGTATCTTCGATTGAGGAAATGTTTGATTTAGCCACTTATGCATTTAATGGGGCAGATACACCTGAAAGGCGAGAACGTTTTCGTACACTTGCGGAGAATTCTTGGAATTACGGATTTTTTGATGAGGAGGATCGGCTAACAAGTCAAGTCATGGCGACCCCTTTTCCAGTGAATTTTTACGGACAAGAGTACCTAATGGCCGGCATTGGCTATGTTGCTTCTTATCCAGAAGCAAGGGGACAAGGCGGGATCAATCAGATCATGGAAAAGATCCTTGAAGATTGCCGTGATCGTAAAGTAAGCTTATCTTATCTGGCGCCATTCTCCTATCCCTTCTATCGGCGCTATGGCTATGAACAATCATTTGATAAAATCAGTTATCAACTAAACAGTCGTGATGTGCCGTTTATCAAAAAAAAATCTGGAAAAATAAAGCGTATGGATTTTGAAGATGCAAAAGCTGCAATCAGAAGAATTTATGAACAGATGCCGGAAAACCAACGAGCTGGTCTGAAGCGCGAAGACTGGTGGTATACGTATAAATTCAAGCAAAAAGGCAATTACCAGTTTGCTTTGCATTTTGATGATAATGAGGAAGCAACGGGATATATCGTTTATCAGCTTGCAACGTCTTCCTTTATTATTGCGGAGTGGGGATTTTTGGATCATGATGCTTTTTGCAGCCTTGTTCGCTTCGTAAGTTCTCACAATGGTGCTTTTGAAACATTTGAATATTCATGCGGCTACGGCGGTAATGATCAAAATTATCTATTAGAAAATCCATTTGCTTCTGTAATGATCACACCTTATATGATGGCGAGGATCGTAGATATTTCTTTGTTTTTGGAAAATTATCCATTTAAAAAGAGACAAGCTGCATTTGCCCTACAAATAGAAGAAGATCATTATGCGAAATGGAATGAAGGAATCGTGGAAGTAACAATCGAAAATGGAAAAAATCATCTCTCAAAAGTAGAACAAACAAAACTCCCAATCGTTCGAGGAAGTATCCAACATATCACGCAGCTATTATTAGGGTATCGTAAAGTGGAAGAGTTGGTATTCCAAGAAAGAATACAGGTGACAAAAGAATATGAAGAAACGTTAAGCTCAATCTTGCCACAGCAACAGCCAATTCTTAATGACTATTTTTGATAAAAAACGGGTGATGACAATATTTTTGTCACCACCCTTTTGTTTTTCATTTGGCATTTGAAGGAAAATGTTAAAGTAAATCCTCTTTTTTCGTAAATTTGAATTTTTTGTTTTCTTTTGTTTTAGGGTTTTCTTTTTTGTGGTCTTGGATTGCTTCTTTCGTAATCTTTTCCCGATTTTTTTTAGATGAATCTAAGCGTTCTGCGTATACTTTTTCTTTTGGCTTATCATTCATTGGAAAGGACCTCCCTACATTATTTCATTCTACCTCTAGTTTATCATCTGTTAAGGACTAGTGGAAACGTTTTGCCTAACTTATAAGCTGATTTTTTTAGCAGATAAGCTTGCAAGTAAAAAACAAACAAGCTACAATTGATTTATTGAAATTGTTCCTGTAGCTCAGTAGGATAGAGCAATCGCCTCCTAAGCGATAGGTCGCTGGTTCAATTCCAGTCAGGAACGTATAAATAACCCCTGTATCCTTTGCGGTACAGGGGTTTGTTTTGTATTTGTGCCAAAAATGTGCCAAACTAGTTATCATTTTTATATAAACTATCGAACACAGTATTGATTTTTTCTTTATCCTGATCTTCAAGCTCTCGAACAATATGAAGATAAGTAGACATTGTAGTTTCTAAACTGCTATGTCCTAAACGTTTCGATACGCTAAGTATATTTACTCCTTGATAAAGTAAAATAGATGCATGTGTATGCCTTAGTCCATGCAAAGTAAATTGCTTTTCAATCCCTAATTCTTTTAATTTTTTGCGCAAATATTTGCTGACGGCGTTTGATGAAACTAATCCATTTTTTAAGTTGAAAAAAACAAAATTATGAGGGTTTTTGATTTCAAAATTCTCGAATAATTCTTTTTGATTGATTTTAAACTTTTTTAAGAGATCAATCGTATGTTTATCAATGGAAATTTTCCTATTTGAAGTTTCGTTTTTTGTTTTTCCCCATTCATTTAATTTATAATTCCATGTTTTATTAATAGTGATGATTTGATCTTCGAAATCGATATCTTCCCATGTTAATCCTAGAAGTTCAGCAAATCGCATTCCAGTGGCACCAGCAACTAACACGAGCATAGGAGAAGAGTACTGCGCAGAAAGGTTTTCTTCTACGAGTTTCATTAAAGATTTAAATTGATCATAATCTAAATATTTATCTTCTTTTGGCTTCAATGAATCTTTTCCTTTGATTACTGCTTTTCTAGTTGGATCAAACGGAATTAATCCTTCTTCTACGGCATCTTTCAACGACGCTCTAATATGGTTATTAAACTTAATAACGGTAGATTTTACATGGTCTTTAGCATACTTATTTAAAAAGCGTTGATATCCCACTCTATCTAAATCAGAAATCAATACCGCTGGCATATATTTCTTTATGTTCATTAACGTATCTTCGTATTTTCTATAAGTGATAGGAGATACTGTTCCTTCTTTATAAAGTTGCATCCAATCCTCAAAGTAATCTGATAATAATAGATTTTTGCGATCCCCTTTAAGGCCTTTGTTCAAGTTATATTCTAATTCGTTGGCGGCATCTTTTGCTTCTCCTTTTGTCTTAAATCCTGATTTTCTTATCTTCGTGTATTTTCCGTCATCTTTTTTGTATGAAATTTCGTATTGCCAACTATTTCCACGTTTGACTAATCTTGCCATAATTGAATCAGCTCTCTTTCTCTGATACAATAGGAACTATAAAGAAGCCCATTGTTTGGGTTTTATTATTTTTTGCACATCCTTTTTGCTTGCCGGCGCAAGGATGTGCTATTTGTCGTTTTAATGGTATAATTGGATGTGTATTAGATCATCCAATCAGAGGTGTTTATTATGATTAAAGTGATTTTTAAAAGAATAACTGAACTTCCAGAGTTTAGATTATTTGTTGATTATTGGTATGTCTGGTTTTTTATTGTTGCATTGCTGATAGGTCTAGATGTCATATTAGAAAGAAAACTTAAGTAAGAGTTGAGTTAATAAATTGAATTCCTAAATGAGATATTTTGTAGCCCATATTTTGTTTGCCGACATCACCTAATACTATGGAGCTAATCGTTTTTTCTAACAGACCAAAATCAGATAATCTATTTAAGCTACCATCTATTAGCTCTTGTGAATAGCCAGACATGCTGATATTTCCAGTGAAATTTTCGTTTCCACGACTCATTAAGCATGCTAACAATTGAATCTCAATCGATGTTAATTGATTCAGTACAAGAAGATAATACTCCTCGTTATCCCATGAAGCGTTGTTAATTCGAAGTAAACAATTCTTATAAAGATTTTTATACATATCTATTTTATTTTGTGCCTTTGATTTTTCTACCTCGTCATTTATCCCTTCGAATATTCCAATGAGTTGGTCCTTGTTCTCTAAGTTGAAAACATCTTCTGGAATTTGATCGCGAATGTTTTCTAATGATTCGTTTAAATTTTTGTAGAATTTCTCGATGCGTTTGAAACGCTTCTCGTTTTTAGACCCAAAATAAAGTGACTGCACAACGCCACCAATATAAGGAATTGCTCCAATACCGCCTTCAACTATTAATTCAAGATATTCTTTTTTGGTTAGTTTTTCATTGCTATTATCCATAGTTACCTCCTATTTTGTCATTTCCTTTACAAGCATTGTGACTCCTGATGGCACTCTTTTGTATAGGTTTTATTATTGTGCACAATCTAACTCTTAGTGGGGCGTGGTTCATTTATTTTTTACTTACTTTACTATTAATCATATCCCATTGAGCATAGGATTTTTCTATGTTCGATCCTCTTGAACTAATTTCTCCTGTAAAAGTTACTTTATCGCCCTTTGTAAAGGTATCAGCATTGTTTAAGTCCTTCGCAAAAATTACATATGAAACTTTAGGTGTTGCAGAAATATCATTCCAACTTTTATCATCGTACTCTTTGTCTGCTATAATGGCTATTCTAGTAGTCATTGATTCGATAACAGTTCCTTCAAAAGTATATGTTTTACCACTAATATATTTAGTAAAAGCTGTATTTTGCTCAGTAGCTGGAGTAATAGAATAATAACTATCTAAGAAAGCACCCCAGTCATGATTATTTGTCTCTAAAAATTCTTCAAATTGAGTTAGGCTTTTATTGCTGCTGTTAGATGTAGTAGTTTGAGTATCAGATGATGAGCTTTCCTGTTTGTTATTGTCATTTGCCTCGTTTGATGAGGAAAGCGAGAAACCTACGGTAGTAAAAATAATCCCGATAATAAGGAGAATCATAGGTGTTTTCTTATTTGTTTTTTTGATAAATCTTACAATTAACATGATTAAACCTATAATAAATAAAACAATACCAGTAACACCAAATATACCGTCCATTAATAGATCCTCTTTCTCTTTTGATATTGAATATTATAAACCAAGCAATTCTTTTTTCTTAAAATCGAATTCTTCTTGATTAATAATCCCTTCATCTAACAACTCTTTATACTTTTTAATTTCATCTGCACTTGAAATTTGTGTTTCTTTGGAATTATTATCTAATATAGATTGTTGCTTCTCTATATATTTTTTTAAATTTTCCATTTCATTCCAATATTTTTTTGTAAACATAACGGTGTTTTCATCTTTCGTGGCCGCTAATATACCTCCGCGACTTTCGTTTCCGCCTAGCAAGGTAAATTGTATATAACCATTACTCATACCTGGTTTTTTTAATTGTACGGCTGATATATTTTTAAAGGGGATAGTTTTTTCTCCTTTAATACCTTGATTAACTAAATTTATAAATCCTTTTCTAATAATTGAAATAGAATCATCAGTTACTTTAATCAAGGTTTTTCCTGGAGATTTTATTAAAATCTCTTTTTCCATTTTTTCTTCCTCATTTCTGTGATATGATTTTTTTTGTAGAAGCTCATATATGAGGAAAGAGCCCGTGTTGCAGCACGGGCTTTTTTAATGTTTTGCTGAAATCGGTTTTTTTAATAATTCTTGATGTATTCATACATATTGCCTTGCGTAAGAATATTTTTTCTTAAAATAGCATTGGCAGACAGCATAACAAGTGTATCTGAGCTTATTCTGAATAGAATAATACTCCATAAATTTTTCGAGATTAAACTGAGATTCATCAGTCAGTTCGTTCTCAATATAGATATTTAATAAAATTAGAATAGCTATTTTATCTGCTTCTGTTTCAAATTTTGAGTGAAAAGTTGTAGAAGTATCGTACAAAACTGAAAATTCAAAATGAGAGGCGCTGAAATGTGCAAGTTCATGAGATAAATGAAAGGCTTCTGCAGTTTCACCGTATAGATTTTCATTCAAAAAAATGATTCTGGGTTTTGGATAGTAGAAACCAGGCTCTTTCATCTCCATATAAACTACTTTCAAATTGTATTCGCTCAACATTTCTTTCAATTTCAAATACATACAAACCATCACTCCAACTATTCATTTTCCTCTAAAGCTTTAGCAATTGCAATCGCTTTACGCATTGTCTCCTTAGATATTTCTTTTCCATCAAAAGAAAAAACAGTATCGTCTTCTGATAAATTCACATGTTTAGGGGTTTCTCTTTCTTCTCTACCTAGAAGGTAGTCTACAGAGACATCGAAATAGTCAGCAATCCGACTTAATTCATCTGAATTAGGAGTATTATTTTTCCACTTTGCTAGATAACCGTTAGAATATCCAAAATTAATTTCTAACTGCCGTATAGATATCTTTTTCCTCTTCGCCAAGTCTTTTATTATTTCATAGGTATTCATCGATAAAACAACCTTTCTAAATGTTTACAAAAAAAGTTTAGAAAAATACGCAGAAATAATTTGACTAATTCTGAGTAATGAGCTATACTATATCTTGTAAACAGATTTAACAACTAAAAAGACAACAAAAAACACTATTGATATGTAAATGCAGACCGCCAAGAAAGCTTTAAAATCAATGTTTTTATGTCTTATTTAATTATGCTCTTAGTATAGAGTATTACTCAGATACTGTCAATTGAATTTAGAAAAAAGTTGTTAAATTTGTTTACGAATATAAAAGAAAGGAATGAGAAATATGAACACACCGCAAATTTTTAATTTCGAACAAAACGAAGTTCGGACAATTTTAGTAAATGATGAACCATATTTTGTAGGCAAAGACGTTGCGAGTGTTTTGGGTTATTCAAACACTAAAGATGCTTTGTCGCGGCATGTAGATTTGGAAGATAAGATGGGGTCGCGAATCACGACCTCAGGTCAATCAAGAGAGATGACAATCATCAACGAATCTGGTTTGTACAGTTTAATCTTAAAATCAAAACTTCCCTCTGCCAAAAAATTTAAACGTTGGGTAACAAGTGAAGTGTTGCCAGCAATTAGAAAACATGGAGGTTATCTAACTCCAGAAAAAGTAGAAGAAGCTTTGCTTAATCCAGATACAATCATTCAATTAGCAACTCAACTAAAAGAAGAAAGAACTGGAAGATTAATCGCAGAACAAAAGATTGCAGAGTACGAACCTAAAATCTCCTATTTAGATAGCATATTATCTTCTACAGATTCAGTAACAATTAGTCAGATTGCAGCAGATTATGGGATGTCTCCACAACAGATGAATAAATTACTTCATAAACTAGGTATTCAGAAAAAAGTCGGTAACCAATGGTTATTGTGCAAAAAACACATGAACCAAGGATACACAAAATCTCATACAACTGAGATCCCGAAAGCCGATGGTGGCACTAAAATTGTAATGAATACCAAATGGACACAGAAAGGGCGTCTATTTATCTACGAATTACTAAAAAAAGAAGGATATTACCCTCAAATGGATTTAGAGGAAATTGGTTAGAAAGGAGTTTTAGTATGACTGACATTGCAGAAATCACTCAACGAGATAGAGAAAAAATCAAAGAATATGTCGAAAGTTCAAAGTTCTTAACTTACACCATGCTTGCTGAAAGATTTGGAATTAGCAAAAGCTACTTATCTTTAATTTTAAACGGTAAAAAGACTTCTGCAGAAGCAAACAGAATTATAGATTCGATTATCACTATGTACGAATTGTAAAGGGAGGAACAGCTAATGCAATATCTAGAAGCAAAAATCCCAATTCCAGAAGGCTATGTAATTATCTCCCAAGTGGATTATGAGGAGTTAAAAAAAGCTGATGATACTGGTAGATGGATGACGTTGCCAGAAGTGCTAGAACGGATTAACAGAAAATATGATTGGTTTACTTCTAGAGTTTTAAAGAACCCAAGATATAGAAATATTATCGATATCGAGAAAAACAAAAATGGATTTGTCTATTATCCAGTTGAAGGAAGAGACACATATCTATTTTTAAGAAGTAAAACACTTGAATTTTTAGAAACAAATTTTTCGGAAATCTTAAGGAGGCAAGCGGATGGGAAAATTTAATAGAGCGCTAGTGTTCAGCGCACCGCTAATCATCTACGCTTTAGGACTTTGGGGAAGCAGGCAAGCGTTGATAGGAACGATTGTTTACATGGTTTGGATTTTTATGGGGCTTGATGAAGCTGAAGCTGAGTACAGAGCGAAAAAGCCAACCGAGGGGGCTGACTAAAAATGAATAGAAAAGAGAAACTAGAATGTATATTACTATTACTCAGTTTAATTCTTTCACTAATTTCTCTATTGGGAAGTTTGTATTTTTGATATCAACAATTTTGTGGATTTGGGTTCTATTTAGAGTAAATATCATTTTTGTTTGGTGATTAAGGAGTTTATTAAAATTAATTTTCCCTACTTCAAATGCAAGGTAACAAGATATAGCACTTTTAGGAGGAATATTTAGCGGTACAGCTTCAGAGTATATTCTATTATCATCGACTGATCCTCCTTTAGCAATTAATTTCTTAAATGGAGTAGCTGACCATCTGCGGTTTAAGTTAGCGGATGAAAGTTCTAAATTAACTAACATAGCTGGTTCTGTTGAATAGTTAGAAATGATTACTTTTGTATAAATCATATCTGCAGCGAAGTAAGAAGCATTAAGTTCAACTTCTAGTTGAGGGCGCATTCCTTTTATTTTTATCCCTGTTAAAAACGTACTCAATATAAAACTTATTATTGACATCCATTGAAAAATTGTTAAGTGAAAAAAATTCAAAATAAACACCACCAGTTTTTAACTAAATTATACCAAAAAGGAGAGAAGAAATAATGCAAGAATTAGTAATTTTGAAAAATAAAGAAGCTGTGACTACGAGCTTACAAGTGGCAGAAAGCTTCGAGAAAAAACATCAACATGTTTTAAGAGATATTGATGCACTAAAAAAAGATGTGTCCAATTTTGGACAGATGTTTGTAGAAGGTAATGAACCAGATTCATATGGCAGAAATCGACGAGTTTTCTTCATTAGTAGAGATGGATTTTTCTTGCTGGCTATGGGGTTTACAGGAAAGAAAGCTATCTACTTCAAACAAAAATACATTGAAGCATTCAACGAAATGGAAGATGTTATTCGCAAGAATACTGTTCCTCAAACAATTGAAGATATGATGATCTATCAATTAGAAGAAATGAAAGATGTTAAAAAAGATGTTTCCATGCTTAAAGATACTATGCGAATTAGCGGACAACAAGAGTTTGAAATTAAGCAAAAAGGAAATATGAAAGTTATGGGAGTTCTAGGGGGAAAAGAAAGCCGAGCTTATGAAGAAATCAGCAAAAAAGTATTCTCAAAATTTTGGTCTGAATTTAAACGTACCTTTTCAATCCCAAGATATGGCGAGTTACCTCGTAAGAGATTCGATGATGCTGTTTCATTTATTGAAATGTGGTTGCCAGAAACTGCGATCCGTATGGAAATTGATCAACTGAACAGACAACAGAGACTTTTTGGTGATGACAATGAATAGAGCTGAAGCGCTAAGAATAGGGACGGCAATTGCTAATTGCTGGTGGAAATACTATAAACCAATCATCCTAAGCCAACAACATATTGACAAGCAAAAAGCATGGCAACAAATAAAAAAGTGACTCCGCCGGCAAGCAAAGAGTCACAAAGAAAACACATCATAAGGAGATTTTAGCATATGGAAAAAGAACTTTCCACTCTAGATCAATATTTGATTGATCCTGATTGGGGCAAGCCGAAAATTGAGGAAACAAGTGGTCGAAAAATCAGACGAAATCTTTTGACGAATGAAGAACTAGCTTGGGATCAAGATGATTTAGGCAACCATGTAACTATTTGGGATCATGTTTATCTTATCCATCTATCGAAGCATTCGAATAAACCTGAATATATTTACGTCATCGAAGATGGCTTGATTGATGCGCTAGAAGAGTACGACAGAGATAACTTGATTGATATCTCTTATTACGGACCAGGTAAGAAATACATTGCTGAAATGGAGGCAGAATTTGATGAGTGAAATCAAAGGGACAACGAACTTTGAAAAACTTTTTAGTCGTAAGTTAAATAAAATTCTCAAGAAAAAAGGAAATTTTGATTATTTATCTTGGGCTCACGCGTGGGAGATTATGAAAAAGAATGATCCACAGGCAACGGTAACTATTAATGAGTACAAACACTACAGGGTTGTTTCTGGAACTCATCAAGACTTTCTTGTTGAGGAATATAAACCTTTTCTTATGGATGAAACTGGGACTTATGTATCTGTCTCAGTAACGGTTAAAGGACACACGGAAACCGAATTATTTCCTGTTTTAGATTATCGAAACCAACCAGTTGTTAAACCAAATGCAATGCAAATCAATAACTCATTGAAGCGATGCTTTGTGAAAGCATTGGCTCTACACGGACTGGGATTATATGTATTTCAAGGGGAAGATATTCCAACACCACCTAGAATCGATACAAAGAAATTAAACATGCTAGAGACGATTCTAGAAGCTTTCAATGAGCAGATGGGTAAAGATATGACCAAAACCTTAATCGAATATGTTAATGAGCAGACAGATAAATTAGGGCTCTTAGCTGATAACGTTGAAACTATTGAACAGTTAAGCTATGAGCAATGTGCCTTGATGGAGCGAGCAATAGCAGCTAAGAGAAAAGAATTAGATAAGAAGTGATATGAGTGTTTAAACCATTAATCGATTCATATTCAGCGGTTCTGAAAAAGTTCAAAGGAAAAGACATAAGCGCAACCATCAATGAGGAAGTGAACATTGATCGACTAAAGACGATGTATGACGGCTACGATGGTGATCGAGTCATTGAAATTCGTTTTATTGATCCTAGACGTTTCACCGTACAGCAACGAAACTTCATCTATGCGCTGATAGGCGATATTTTTATCGATACAGGCATGCCAACGGACTTCTGGAAGGAATTCTTCTACTTTCGTTTTGAAGGTGTCACAGGGCGCAAAATAAGCCTGAAAGACGAATCGAATACAACTGTGAGTGATGCCAATGTCTTAGCAAATATCATCTTAGATTTCATCTTTGAACATCATATTCCTTTCAAAGAAGGCTATGAGATTTTACCTGCGAATCAAGAATATTACTTCTACAAATGCATCACAAAAAGAGTCTGCTGCATCTGTGGCAAAACAGGAGCTGACATCGATCACTTTGACAAAGCGCTAGGAAGACGAAAGCGCAAAGAAGTTGATCATGCAGAGTACACATTTGCAGCACTCTGCAGAATCCATCACACAGAGAAGCACAAAATAGGTGTGATTAATTTCAAAAATAAATATCAAATCAAAGGGATCAAATTAAACCAGAAAACAATCAAAAAGTTAAATATTGGAGGGTAAAAATGACAGAACATCGAAGTTATTATGCGATTATACCAGCCAACGTAAGGTACGACAAAAGACTTAAACCAAATACTAAGTTGTTATACGGAGAGATAACGGCCTTGTGTAATGAAAGAGGCTTTTGTTGGGCAGGCAATGAGTACTTTGCAGATTTATATGGTGTGAATAAAGAGACCATATCGCGATGGGTAAGTGATTTGATTAAGTTTGGATACTTGAATCGGGAAATCATTTACAAAGAGGGTACCAATCAAATAATCAATAGGTACCTACGAATTAATCAATACCCTATTGACGAAAAACGCAATACCCCTATTGACGAAAAAGTCAAAGATAATAATACATCTATTAATAATACATTTAATAATACAAAAGAATATATAAGAGAGTTACCGCCTTCGAAAAAATCGAAGGCTAAGCCCGTCCGTCATAAATACGGAGAGTATAAAAATGTTCTTTTGTCAGATGAGCAGATGGAGAAACTCAAAACAGAATTCCCTAATGATTACCAAGAGCGAATCGAACGACTGTCAGAGTATTGTGAATCATCTGGTAAGACTTATAAAAACTATTTGGCAACTATTCGAAGTTGGGCAAGGAAAGAAAAAAGTGAACCTAAGAACGCAAGCAGTGGATACAAGCGCACAGGAAGACGAGAGAAGCTTCCTGAATGGGCAATCGACCAAGAAGCCTATCTCAAGAAAAAAGCGCTAGAACGAGCTAATAGACAATCAAAAGCACCATTCTAAGAGGTGGAAAAATGAAGATCGATTATCTAGAACTAATTAATGAAATAGCGAATTATAAAAAGGGCGAGGAATTAGACGTCCTGAGAGACGTATATGATCAACTCGAAGAAGCTGGAATTGAAGGAATTAAGAATGATCGTTCGAGTTGGAGTAAGCTCAGATACTATTTCGCACTTTATATCGATACAACACAATTAAGAAATTTAGCATATACCAAATTACTATTTGTTGATTGTGTTAAAGGCTTGCAAAAACATCTTAATGAACTTGAGCAGGTGTAATCAGATGGACCTAAAGACATTTACAGCACAGATTGAACTAATGCATCAAGAAGCTTTAAGACAAAGTGTATCGTACGAAGACAAGTGGCTCAACACGTTCCATGGCGGACGTGAGAGCGCACTTGATCAAGTACTCAAATTACTGAAAGGAGAATGTCGGGATGGATAAGAAAGCGGCAATGCAGCGAATTATCGAATTGACTTATTCAGAAGATTGGCAAAATGACAAAGAAGCTGCTTCAGAAGTGATGAGGCTTGGAAGAGCGATGTGGGCAGACAAGAGCAACAAGCCAAGACCACGAAAAATCGCAATTTGGCACGGTGACAAACTTCTAGTGATAGGGACAGCTGAACAGTTAGCAAGTCTCACAGGCTTGCACGAGAAAATCGTGAGGAAAAGAGCAAGGTGTGGCTACACAGACGCTAAGAAGAGAACGTTTAGATACGTGGAGGAATCATCATGACAACAGAAGAAGTGATTCAAATGCGTATTCGAAGCCTTCAGCGTGAGATTGACGATCTGGAACGAACAAAGGCAGTGATGGTCAATGAAACGGCGAGAAAGGCAATCGATTTGCACATAGAGAATTTAAGAAGGGAAATCCATCGATTGGAGGAATGAGCGTGGATAAGAAAGCAGCAATGAAAAGAATTGCTGAATTAACCAAGTCAGAATCTTGGCAAGAAGACAAAGAAATAGTTGCAGAAGTCCAAAAGCTCGGTAAATCAATGTGGACTGAAAAGCCCAAACGGAGAACGCCGAGAAAAATTGCAATCTGGCATGATGACCGAATTTTAGTAACAGGTACTGCTGAACAGTTATCTGAAATTACTGGATTAAGCAAAAACATTATCTGGGATAGAGCTAGGAGCTTATGGATTGATTCAAAAGGACGACAGTTTAGGTATGTGGAGGAGAGATAATGGATCTCATTACACAATACAGTGACATCATCCTCAAGAAAATCATGATGAAGATTCAGAAAGATAAAAAATCAAAAGAACGAGCTGAATTAGTTAAGTTAGAAATGGCTGAAACAGGAGCAGGAGTGCGAAGTAGCAGGCATTGGAAAGCAGCAGCAAACAT